CTGTGTAACATAATGACCGCCAATCGGCCCTTTCCTGAAGCTGATTGTATAGTGGTGCGGCGTGGTTGTATAGGGTTAATCTTCAATCCTAAGCAATGCCGCCTTTCTTCTTTCGTCTCGATATCTGTCTACGCCGGCCTTGTTTTGTTCGTAAAACCTGGCGGCCTTTTCGGCTGCTGCCTTTTTGTTTTCTGCGCGCCTGGCAGATGTTTTCATGAATGCAGCCTTCCCATACTTCTGCTTGTACGCGGCTATCAATACCGCGCATCCAGATCGGTAAGCGTCCGAATACTCTTTGAGCCGTTGCTTGTTTTCCAGACGATATGCTGACGCCTTAGCGGCCCTGCACGATGCGCACGACTCACCACGACCATCTAGCTTTGCCTTGTTCTTTTGAAAGTCTTCCAGCGGCTTTGCATCACCGCACAAAACGCAAATCTTCATAGATACGCACCCATCAAGTGGTCATCGAAATTGAGCGGCAAGCGATGATGAGTCGCCTTTCGGATGCCTCCTAGCCGCTTATGAATTATAGCTCAAAACCTGAAAAAATAGGCAAAATTCTAGTATTTACTTTCTGATTTTTAGCGCGTAGAGTGGTGAAGCCAACAACTACAATATAAAAAAGCCTATATATAAGAGATATTTATACTTAGTGTTTATATAGAAGCCTTCCTCCAGAAACGACAAAACCCAGCGCGAAGGCTGGGTTTTTCTTTAAAGAGCTTGCTAGAAACAACGCCTCTGCCGGCTTTCCTCTGGTACTAAGCCCCGAGTGGCTTCTTAGAATCTTCTAACTTGTGCAGCCCTAGTGTTCCGGCCTTCTTAGCAAGTTAGCAACTTATCGCAGTATTTTTCCTGCTGCTGTCGCTGAAAACTCAAAATATCTTGCTAACTTGCTAAGAAGCCCGCATGGCGCGGGCTTCAAGGGTTTTGCGTTTCTATTAAGCTGCTAAGCAGAGCCAAACCATTTGGTGATTTTTCTGCCATTCCCAGCATGCACCACCTCGCGCTCACTGACAAGACCGCGCTCCACTAAAGACGCTAAAACCTTATCAATCTCCGCCTTTGGACGCTTCGTGCGGTTGTAGATCACGGCAATCGTTTCCCCGTGGTCCTTATCAATCATGTTCATAATCTTTGCGCTGAGCGCCGTTGCCGGGTCTGCCTTTTCATTCATGTTGGCATAGGCAAGCCTGGTCTTCTCTTCAATGTCGCGTCGCATCATGGCGAACGCCCAACGCACATGCTCGGCAGTACGCACGCCGCCAGGGGCCGCTAAGATCAAGCTTATCTTTGCCATGATTTCATAACCACGACGCACAACCGCTTCAAGGCCGGTGCGCTCTTTGTGCGTGTCGGCAAAGTCTTCCACCCAGTCGAGTACAAGCCCCATCATGACGGCTGCTTCGCGCTCTGTTCGTATCTCGATCTTATCGCCGTAGAACTCGACCCGAGCGGCCTGCGGATCGTATGAGCCACCGCTGTAAAGCCCGGCCAAGGCGTAGCGCAACTGGTCTGGCATGGGACGCTTCTTAAAGCCCCTCTGAGCGCGCGGGTTGGTTTCTTTGTCGTTGATTAGCAGTGATCTACCGATAAACCCGTTCGTTGCTTGCTCGTGCGTTACAAGCCCTTCAAACGTGATCGGAGTGGTGAAGCCGATCAGGGAAAGGAATGGCCGCTCTAAGCCGTTGTCGATATGCTCTAGTGCGCGCTCTAGCTGCGGGATACGTCGAGCCATTGCACCGCCCTTGTCTTCGTTCTCGGAGTCAGCCTTGCGGCATTGGGACAGCTCCATTAGCAGTGCCCGTCGCACCTCGTCTTTTGTGTCGCCAGTTAGCAGCATGAACCCGTCTGCCTTTGAGTATGCAGACATAAGGATGCCGATTACGCCGTCAAGGTAGGCTGCCCCACCGCGCTGCTGGGCGTTGCTGACCTTCTGCAAGAAGATCCCGATTTCGTCGATGATGTACAAAGCCGCCTGGTTGCGGATTAGGTTGCGGATAACCTCCTGCTCTGACTTGATTGCGCCGTGTGTTGCTACATGGATGCCTGCGGCGCGGTGAACCTCTGCCATTGCCTGCTGTACGGCTTCCTTACCAGTTCCTGAGCCTGCAACGCAGAAGGCAAATAGGTTAGCAGACACGCCGTCTAGGTCGTCGGTGTAGCGCAAGCCACACACGTTACCCATGGCCACCAATGACGCAGCGACTGCGAGGTGTTCGCGCGGGTAACGGCACTGGGCATTGACCCACTGGCAAACCTGGCCGACCAGCCCTGGAGGACGCAGCAGGTCAACGCCTTCAATGGAAAACGGTAGGCCGTCCTTTTGTGGCTCGTCATCAAATACCGCCGTGGGTGTGAACTCGACGGACGAGCGCCATCCGCCATCCTCTGCATAGTGCGCAAGCGTTCCGAGCGTTACCGGGTTGGCGGACTTGCCGAAGCTATGCCAGCGGCGTTCAAGGTTGCTGCGCCCCGGATATTTGTCAGAGCGGTTAGACCATTCATCCCATATTGCAAAACCCGTGCCGCCCGTGGCGTGGTGCAGCGCCATGCCGCACCGATACCACGTCTCGTGACTGCAATCAGGCGACACATGGTTAAGCATTTCCGCCAGCTCAGCGTCTGTTACGTCTAGCGGTTCGCCATGATAGTCAGCGCGGTGGGTGTCCGGTTTCTTGAGCAGTGCCAGTATTGCGTCAGGCGCTGGCGCGATATCATCAGGGTGGCCATGGATTACTTCATAGCAGGCACCTGAGGCGTGCAAAGATCCGGGTCCAACAACAAAGCCAGACGACTTGAAGTCAATCCCTGGATAGTTGGCGTTGTGCTGCATAAGCGCCGCTTCAGCTGGTGCGCCGTAATACAAGTGCATTGATCCGCCGCCGCTGCCGGTTGCAACTGCGAGGCCTGCCATGCCTAGAAGATCTATCCCGGTATCCGAGCATAGCTTGGCGAAAGACGGCACGCCACCGTTGCGGGCGTCAACGTCGATAACCAGCAAAGCCCGCACTAGAACGCCATAGCCAGTGGCGAACTGGCCTGACATTTCCATCACTTCTAGCTGCTCATCCGACCAGTCGGGGCTGTGCTGCCAGTTTGATGCAATTGGGTGCTTATAGAGCGCTTTGCATTCTGGATTTCCGCAACCGCACACGCCGCCTGATGCGCCATAAAGCCCGAACACACGCACACCAGCATCTATAAAGTCGTACTGGTTCATGCCGAGCCGCCAAGCCAGTCAGATAGCTTTTTTACCGTTTCGTATGACGGCTTGGCGTTCTCTTTCATCATTCTGTACAGGGTAAATTTATCTACGCCCGCCTCTCTAGCCACCTTGGCGAGGCTGTATCGTGAGAGTTCTGCTTTTACTTCCTCTAGCGTCATCATTTGCGTTTATTCCTATTTTGTTTGCGTCTGGTGTTGACAAGATAAACCAGCGCGCCAATAATGGCAACCGTCGAGAGAAAGAAAGCCGGGCCGACAGCTCGACCGGCCCATAACCCAATGAGGTTTACATGAGCATTTTAAGCAGCATCTCCAAGCCGCAAGACCGTCCGGTCATTGTGACAATCTGCGGCGATAGCGGTATGGGTAAAACCACGCTTGCCGCGACATTCCCTAAGCCTATTGTGATCCGCGCAGAGGATGGATTGCAGGCCATTCCATCAGAAAGCCGTCCTGACGCATTTCCTTTGATCCATAAAGAGGAAGAGCTGTGGCAGCAGTTGGCAGCGCTTGTTACCGAGCCGCACGACTACCAGACCGTCATTATCGACAGCGTAACAGCGCTTGAACGCCTGTTTATCAACCACGTTATCGAATCAGACAGCAAGAAGCCGCGCAGCATTAACCAAGCGCTTGGCGGTTATGGTGCCGGCCTGGCGGCGGTTGCCGCACTGCACCAGCGAGTTCGCAAGGCTTGCGGCATCTTGAACGAACGCAAAGGCATGCACGTCGTATTCGTTGCGCACGCCGATACCGAAACCATCGAACTACCAGACCAAGACGCCTACACACGGTATAACCTGCGCCTTGGCAAGAAGTCGGTTGCTCCATACGTCGATGATAGCGACGTTGTTGGCTTCTTGAAGCTGGAAACCTTCACCACTGGCGATGGCGAGCGAAAAAAGGCTATCAGTGATGGCACGCGCATCCTGATTACCTATGCAACCGCCGCCAACATCAGTAAAAACCGCTATGGCATCACAGAAGAGCTGCACGTCGCAGCCGGGCAAAACCCGCTTACCCAATACATTCCATCACTCAAGGTATAACCAATATGAGCACCGAATTAGAAAAGATTGCCAGAGCTATCGGCCTTATTGCTCGTGGCGAAGAAGGCCCGGCAGGTCTTGAGATGCTTTCAATCGCATTAGCTGGGGAAGGGCTTTCAAACCCGATTGGCGAAGCCCTAAACAATATCGCGTCAGCCTTAAACAATATCGCAGAAGCCTTGGAGGCTAAATAATATGTCTTTCTTCACTACTAGCGACAACAAAGCAATCGAGAAAAGCGGCGTCATGGAAATGGGTGGCGGCGACATTGAGCCGATCCCTGCCAAGACTCAAGTTTTGGCAGCCCCTGACGAGGCGAAGTGGGACGAGTACGAAGGCGACGAATATATCAGCCTGCGCTGGAGCATTTTGCAGCCTAAGGAATACGCTGGCCGCAAGATTTTCCAAAAGATCCGCGTATGCGATGGCGACAGCAAGAAGTCGGACAAGGCCAAGCGCATGTTGGCAGCTATCGACACCAATGCTGGCGGCAAGCTTCTTGCCAGTGGCGAGCGTCCGACCGACGAAAGCCTGACCCGCTGCTTGGTCAACAAGCCGATGGTTCTGCTGTTGCAGTTGTGGGAAATCAAACAAGACGACGGCACCGTTAAGCGCGGCAACTGGATTGGCGCTGTATCTCCCCGCCAAGCTGGCGCGGCTAAGCCGGCAGCAGCAAAGCCTGAGCCTGTTAAGACCGTCGAAGAAAAGATCGACGAAGCATTCGACGATGATATTGGCTTCTAGCATCTAGGGCGCCTACGGGCGCCCATCTTTTCTATCGAGGTGATTTATGGAACAGCGATCTGCTGAATGGTTTGCTGCGCGCGTTGGGCGCGTAACGGGTAGCGCTGTAGGCGCAATCCTTGGGCTTAGCCCGTACATGAGTGCTGATGACGTGCTGCGCCGTATGGTGCGCGAATATCACGGCGCACCGTCTGAGTTTGAAGGAAATGTGGCAACCGAGTACGGCCAGTTTCACGAAGCTGGAGCGGCTTTCGAGTATTCGCTGGAGACTGGCCAGGCGGTTGAAGAGTGCGGATTCTTCACTTATCAAGACTGGCTAGGCGCGTCGCCTGACGGATTGGTCGGCGTGTTTGGCCTTATTGAAATCAAATGCCCTTATGGCCAGCGAGACAAAGTGCCGCCTGAGTTTAAGTCGGCAGAAGACCAGCCGCACTACTACGCGCAGATGCAAATCGAGATGCTTTGCGCGGATCGCGAATGGTGCGACTTCTATCAGTGGTCAACAGGTGGAACACGGCTTGAAACTGTAAACCGTAGCGATAACTGGTTAGACGAGCATTTACCGATGCTTAAAGAATTCCACGAGCGCTACCTTGGAGAGCTGGACAACAAGGACCACCTAGAGCTGCGCCGAAAAGAGCTGTACGGCCCGAAAGCAGCCGCACTGCTAGACCAGTACGACGATTTGACGGACGCTATTGAGCGCGCAACAGAGCGCCGTAAAGAAGTGTTGGCCGAACTGGTAAAGGCAGCTGGTGAGCGTAACGCTTCGATCAATGGCCGCAACCTAACGCTTGTTGAGCGTGAAGGCGCAGTTTCATATGCGAAGGTGGTAAAAGAGCACTGCAAAGGCGTAGACCTTGAGCAGTATCGGGGTAAACCAACCCAATATTGGATGCTGAAATAGGTTATAATAAGTAAGCAGCTAGGACGGCCATCCGAAAAGCACCTTGTCAGTGCCTGCTGCAATCCTTTCGACAGCCACTAGACAGGTGCGCATCATGGTAGATATATCGCAAGAACACTTAAAGTCCGTGCTTTTTTACTGCTCAGAGTCGGGCAGCTTTGTTTGGCTTGCAAGGGATACAAGATACAAAATAGATAAGATTTTCAACTCTTTGTACGCAGGGAAAATTGCCGGATCAATTCTGACTTCTAGTAGGTCAAAAACTTCGTATATCGCTATAAAAATAGACGGTAAGTCTTACAAGGCGCACAGACTCGCCTTTGTATATGTGACCGGCTGCGCACCAGAGCAGGTTGACCATATTGATAATAATGGACTCAACAACTCGTGGGAAAATTTGAGAGCGTCAAACAGTAAAGATAACTCTAAAAATCTACCAATTCAAAAATCAAACAAGACGGGCGTTATAGGCGTCAACTGGCATAAATCTGCAAAAAAATGGCAGGCAAGAGCCGTAAACCTAGAAGGTAAAAGAATAGACCTTGGCCGGTTTGATTTGTTTGAAGATGCTGTTTTAGCCAGAAAAAATCACGAAATAAAGTTTAAGTATTTTGAGTATCGGGGTGGCGAATGTATTCGTTGAGGCCTTACCAGCAGGAAGCGGTTGATGCGACCCTTGCATGGGTACGGAAGTCGTCTGACGCATGCCTAATAGAAAGCGCAACTGGAAGCGGGAAAAGCTTGATGGTGGCTGCGCTCGCTGAAAAGCTGCACGCACTAAGCGAAGGCAAGCACGTTATGTGCCTTGCCCCAAACTCTGACCTTGTTATGCAGAACCGCGAAAAGTACCTGGCAACCGGAAACCCTGCCAGCATTTACAGCGCATCTGCTGGCGGGCAATGCCTTCGCCATCCAGTTGTATTTGGAACCCCTGGAACCGTAAAGAAAGCGGCGGCCCGTATTGGCTCAAAATTCTGCGCGGTTATCGTTGACGAGGCGCACGGGATAACGCCAACCGTGCGCTTTATCATCGACGAGATGCGCAAAGGAAACCCAAAACTGCGGGTTATTGGATTGTCTGCTACGCCTTATCGGCTAGGCAGCGGATACATTTACAAGATTGACGAACACGGCAAGCCGAACGGTGAAGATCGTGCGCGTGACCCGTACTTCACTGCCAGGGTGTACTGCATACAGGCTCGCCAGTTGATTGCAGAAGGCTACCTTACGCAGCCAGTTATCGGCGCTATTGGTGCAGAGCATTACGACACTAGCGGCTTGGTTCTGAATAGCCGTGGCCAGTTCGATGCTGATGCTGTAGACCGTGCTTTTGTCGGCCAAGGGCGCAAGACAAGTGAAGCTGTTGCTGACGTTGTGCGCCAGTCAGTTGGCCGTAATGGCGTGATGCTGTTTGCTGCAACCGTCCAGCACGCAAAGGAGATAATGGCCAGCTTACCGCCTGGTCTTAGCGGGATGATAGGCGGCGACATAAATACCGGCAAAGACCCGCGAAAGCGTTTTGTTGCTGACTACAAGGCGCGCAAGTTCAAGTATCTGGTTTCTGTTGGAACTATGACGACAGGCGTTGATTTTACGCACGTTGACGTTATCGCCATCCTTCGGAAAACCGAGTCTGTCGCCTTACTGCAACAGATTATCGGGCGTGGATTGCGGCTAGACCCCGACAAGGTTGATTGCCTTGTGTTGGACTACGCTGAAAACATCGAAACGCACTGCCCGGATGGAGACTTGTTTGCGCCAGAGATTAAGGCAGCCTACGCCAGCGGAGAATCAGTTCCACTCAAATGCGCGTGCCCTGACTGCAACACCGAAAACGAATTCAGCGCGCGCAAGAATGACGAAGGTTATGGCGTTGATGAGTACGGATACTTTGTAGACCTAGACGGCTGCCAGATTGAAACAGACAGCGGCCCAATGCCTGCACACTACGGCAGACGCTGCCAAGCGCTATACCGGACGCGAAGCGGCGAGTATGAGCAGTGCGGTTACCGATGGACTAGCAAGGCATGCCCGCACTGTGATGCTGACAATGACATTGCTGCGCGATACTGCAAAACGTGCAAGGGCGAGATTATCGACCCTAACGAAAAGCTAAACATAGAGTTCAAAGCGTTAAAGCGTGACCCGACACGCTTGCAAACTGACGAAGTGCTGGCAATGGAATGGCGGCCAACGACAAGCCGAAGCGGGAAGGATTGCATTCTGGTGTCATTCTCCACGCCATATAGGAACTTTGACGTATGGATGCACCCATGGGTTTCTGGCGGGAAGCTGTACGCCCAGTATCACCAGTGGCTAGAGCACAAAGACAGTAAGCCGGACACGGTAACCTACCGCAAAGATCCAGAAAGCGGTTTCTATACGATCCACGACTACAACAGGACAGCAGATGAACTTAAAACAGTGCAGCGTTAAGGTTTACGGCGACACAAGTTGGCGCGGCAAATGCCCGACAGAAACCGTTGAGCAGGTTACGTTCTTTGGTCGTCTGCGCCGGCAATATCCAGAGACGTGGGGCAGGCTCGCCATTCATCCGCGCAACGAAGGCAAGCGGACGGCGCAACAGACCATGCGCGCAAAGGCAGAGGGCATGACGGCTGGCACATCGGATATCGTGATACCTGGGCGCCCGGCCTTTGTATGCGAGTTAAAGCGCCGCGACCATACGCAAAGCAAGTGGGAGCCAGGGCAGCCTGATTACCTTGAGACGGCGGAGCGTGCAGGGTGCTTTGTTTGCGTGGCGCTTGGAGCTGACGCGGCAACGGAGGCTTTCGAGCTATGGGCCAAATCGCAGATCTTATAAGGCGCGTGCTCGATGGCAAAGAGCACCCCGAGGCTCTTGGCAAGTACTGGCCTCATGACCTGACAATGCCGATCTATGAACGGTCATGCCAGATACTGGCCATGCCAATTGATAGGCGCCGAGCAGCGATAAACGACAACCCGCCAGAGATAGCAAAACTGCTGGCGGCAGAAGTTAAAAGGCTATACCTTCTGCGTTCACGATAACCAACCGCCCGCCCACAGCGGCGGGCAAACTAACACCGGAGCAAGACAAATGAACCTAAAACGCCTAACAGACGGCCTGCCTCTGCCATCGCGCGCAACCAATAACGCCGCGGGCTATGACCTGTGCAGCGCCATTGATACTCAAATTCTCCCGGGTCATCGGGTCGTCATCCCGACTGGCTTTGCATGGGGGTTCTGGCCATCGCACTGCGGTCAAATCTGGCCCCGGTCTGGCATCGCTGCCCGTTGCGGTATTGACGTTATGGCCGGTCTAATCGACCCGGACTACCGTGGCGAGATCTGCGTTGTTCTGGTCAATCATGGCAATGACGTATTCATGATCAAGAAAGGCGACCGGATAGCACAGCTCGTGCTGTGTCCATTCCACGCTACGGAGCTGTTCGAGGGCGATCTAACCGACACCGACCGAGGCGCTGGCGGATTTGGTAGCACTGGCGCGTAATTAACCCTATACACACGCGCGCAGTCACATTACACTGCGCGCACCAACC